TCTCTCGCACCGTCTCCATGGTCTGCTTGACGGTCTTGGTGCCGTCCGCAGCAACCTCTGTGATGGTTTTCACATCCTTCAGCACGCCGCCCACCATCTGGCGGGAAGTCTCGGTGATGGTCTGTTTCTGCTGCTGTTTGCCGTTGGAAAGGGTCTCGTTGACCGTCTCCACCGTGCGGGTGATGCCGTCTTTCACGGTAGTGGTCGTGTCGGAGAGGGACTTCACCACCGTGGCGGCGGCTGCTTGGGCGCTGGCACTGGCCTTTTTGCCGGAGGTGCTGACGGCAGATGCGGCTTTGCCTGCGGACTGGGAGATGGTCTCGGCGGATGCCTTGGCGGCAGCGGCTTCTTCCTGCGCCTGCTTCACACGCTCGGCATGGAGCTTTCCGCGCTCCTGTGCGGCCTTATCCAGCTTGGAACGGTTATAGTTGTCCATATAGCCGTTGTAGGCGGCATTGTAGGCGTCCTGTGCCGCACCGACACCGTTTTTCAGGTTTGCCAGTGCAGCCGCCGCGCCCCTGATTTTGGCGACCAGCTCATTGATCCAGTCCACCACCGTGCCGATGGCGTTCTGTGCGATCTTTTTCACAGACGCAAATGCGGAGTTGACGGCATTGCGGAAGGTCTCGCTGGTCTTGTAGGCCGTCACGAGGCCTGCCGCCAGAGCCGCCAGCGCCGCCACTACAAGACCGATGGGGTTCGCCTTGAGAACCGCGTTCAAACCTGCCTGCGCGACTGCAAGACCGGTCGCCCCGGCTTCGGCGGCTTTGTGAGCAGCGGTCATGGCCGTGGTCGCAGCTGTGTGGATCACTTCAATTGCAGTAGCGGCAGCCACATAGCCCTTGTAGGTCAGAAACGCTGTTCCTGCAGCGGCAACAACAGCCGTCGCAATGCCGATGGTCTCCTTGAGCTGGGCCATCTTCTCGTCGCTGTCGAGGAAGGAGACCACCACCTCGTTCAGCTTGACCACCAGCTCCCCCAGAGCCGCAAACAGGCCGCTGGTCAGCTCACCGGTCAGGGCGCTGACATTATCCTTCAGGGTGGACATGCGCCCGCTGAAGGTCTGGCTGGCTTCCAGCATACCGTTATAGAACTGCCCGCCCTGACTGGTGGCGGCTTCCACAGCTGCTTCCAGCTCGCTGAAGCTGACCTTGCCGTCCGAGATGCGCTTGTACAGGTCGGACATGCTCTCGCCGGTGGCATCGCAGATCTGGTTCAGCGGGTTAAAGCCCGCATCGATCATCATGTTGACGTTTTCCAGCGTGACCTTCTGGGCGCTGGACATCTTGCCGTAGGCGCGGGTCAGGGTCTGCAGCTTCTCGGCGTTGCCCAGCGAGATATCACCCAGCCGCTGCAGCACGCCGGTGGTGTCGTCTGACGCAATGCCGAACTGCAAAAGGGTCTGGGTGCCGCTGGTCAGGTCGTCCAGCGAGAAAGGCGTGGACGCCGCCATTTTGCGGATCTCGGAAAGCTTTGTGGCGGCGGCCTCCTCGCTGCCCAGCATGACCTTGAAGTTGGTCAGGTAGCTTTCCATGGTGGCGTTGTAGTCCACGCCGCTCTTGACCACCTCGGCCAGCTTGGACGAAGCCTGTTTTGCAAAGTCCGCGATCATCTGCCCGGCGGCTACCGTCCACTTGCTGGTGCTTTTTTCTGCCTGGTCGCTGTTCAGTCTTACTTCGCCGGTGATGCTGAAATCTGCCACTGTGTCCACCTCTCATTCGGAGCGCGGGCACAAGGGCACAGGCTGTTATAACTTGATCTCTACCTCCCGCTTACAGGCGGGATTTTTGCATTTGACCCACACGCCGGCAGCTGTGGCGTGCGGCTCTGCCCACACCGGCAGCGCCCGGCCGCAGTAGGGGCAGGGCACCGGGGCGCGGCTAATGCCGGAACCGTGCGAGGAACGCAGCATCGTGCTCTTCGACCGAAACGACACGGGCGGCACCCCCTCTCAGCTCAGCAGGCAGGGCAAAGCGCTCCTGCAGGTCGGCATAGTGGGCACGCATGGAGCCTTCGTATTCCGAAAGATCCATGGTGCGCCAGCTCATGATCTTGGCCATGAGGGTCTCCTCCGGCAGGGCCGCGAACAGCGCACGGAACCGGAACCAGTGCACCTTTTCGCGGGTCAGGTCGATGCCGTAGGCCTGCTGGAACGCCGCCACGATGTAACCGGCATCACACTGGTAGTCGAAGGCAGGCGGGCTTGCGGGGGTGCTGTCGGGCTGATCGGATGCACCTGCTGCGGCCTGCTCTCCGGCACGGTAAAAATCCACCATGCAGCCGTAAGCATCGGGGAGCTGTTCCGGCGGCACAGGCTTATGATAGAACCGCTCCATGATCGCAAGGGCTTCTTCCGGGTGTTCGCCGTCCAGCCTGCCGTGGGCGTAGGCGTTGGAGAGCCGCACCATGTGCCGGAAATCCGGGTCGATTTGCCTGCCTTGCCAGCTATCCGGCAGATGTGCCGTCAGCAGATCAGCCATTTTCCAGCGCTGCCAGTTCAGCCAGCAACTGCTTGCGCCGGGCAGCCTTGTCTACCCGTTCCACCATCTGAGCGGCAGGCGGTGCGGGATAGCTCACGGGCGGCTTGTGCCGGTTCTTTTTGGCCTGTGCCCGGCGCTGCTCGCGGTTCATGGGCTGGGAAGGCTTTGCGGCATAGCGCTGCTTCTCGGCGGCAAAGGCGTCGCCCAGCTCCTCGATCACGTCATAGATGGGGGCCATAAAGTTTTCGTCAAGCCCCAGACGGACGGACGCGCCTGCACCGAGAATTTCATCGATGCAGTCCATGGCAATGCGTGCCTGTGCACGTGCATGGTCGCCCAGACGGATGCCGCCGCTCTGGAACTGCTCTGCTTCCTCGGCGCTCCGGCGCTGCATCCGCTCGTTGGCGTCCTCAAAGCGGTCGAGGTCGTTGGCGTTCATCAGGGAAAA